ACCCAATAACAACTTCCCAGTCCTCAAACTAACTGCTACATTGCAGGTATCCAAAGCACGTCCTAGACTTAAGACTTGTATTAGAAATAAGCGTATCATTGTACAGGCAAGTGGAACTACAACCGTTCCATTTAGAGGACAGGATTATGATGGAGAAAACATTCAGATTACTTCATATGCTGATGCATTTAAGTTGAAGTATGTCTATGAAGGTTCTGTCTCTGCTCCTCCAACTATTGATTCTGTTGGTGGTTTGGTAACAGGTACTGATGTTACTTCTAGATATATCTTTGATGATGGTCAACGTGATACATACTACGATGTTTCTCGCATTACACTGAAACCTGGTCAAACTGCACCTTCAGGTCAGTTGGTTATTGCGTTCGATTACTTCGAGCATTCACAAGGAGATTTCTGTACGATTGATTCGTACCTCCATGAGGCAGGTGTACCTAATACCGAAGTTCCATCATTCAACTCTACTGTTAGTGGTCTCATCTCCCTGAGAGATGCTATCGACTTTAGACCTAAAGTAGACAACTCTAACATTGTTTCTGGTTACTTGGATAAAACAATCCTATCCAGTAGTGGTTATATCTCTTTCTCAGGCACCGCTGGAATCCCCGCTAGCACCCCTGCAGACGATGCTAACCTAAGTTATACAGTTAAGTACAATAAAACCCAATACCTGGACCGTATCGACGGGGTGTTCCTTGATACTCAAGGTAATTTTATTGTTAAGAAAGGCAATTCTTCACTGAATCCTTCCAGACCTGAATCTATCAGTGATGCTATTTCACTATACTATCTGTATGTTCCTGCATATACTGACTCTAATAGAGATGTGAGAATCATTCCTGTAGAGAACAAGCGTTACACAATGAAGGACATTGGTAAACTTGACAGTAGAATTGAGAGACTAGAATACTACACTTCACTGAGTGTTCTAGAACAGCAAGCACTTAATATGCAGATCACTGATGAAATTGGTCTTGATCGCTTTAAGTGTGGTTTCTTTGTAGATAATTTTGAAACTCATAGAGGTGATGTTAAATCTTTTGACCATAAATCTTCTATTGATACTCAGCAGTCTGTCCTTAGACCACAAGTAAATGAAGAAAGTTTAAATGTAAAAGAAGTAAACACCAGAAACGATCAGCGTGAAGTTGATGGTTATGTAATTAACAACGGTGTTATCTCACTTCCATATAGTGAAGTTAAACTGGTAGGAAATAATTTTGCTACTAAGACAATTAACCCCAATCCATTTGTTGTCCTACAATACGTTGGCGATCTAGATATTACACCTAGAGTTGATTCTTGGTATGATAGATCAATTGTACCTCTAGTTACTGATAACAATACAAATCTATTTGTTCCTTTCCTTGCCAAGGATGATGTTGTGGAGGCATTCTCATGCATTTATAACTCATTTATTGTAACATGGTCTGGAGCAGAAAGATCATTCTTCAATATCAATCCACTATCTACTACAAATAGTGAGGTATCTAATTCCAGAATTGAATCTGCATCAGTTTCTAGTTCTTCAAACATTAGTCCACAGAATAATGAGACACCTAAAGGTGTTGCAACTAGTAGCAGACGTGGCAAGCAAATTGTAACTTCACTGAAGTATTTTGCTCGCAGCATCCCTGTTAAATTTACTATTCGTAGAATGAAACCAAAGACTGAAGTCTTTGTATATCTCGAAGGAAAGAATGTTGGTAGATGGGTCGCACCCGACTCTAGATTTACAGGAATTGCAGGTAACTCTGTTTCGGCATTTGCAGCACCAATTATTACAGATGAAAGAGGCAATGCTTCTGGTGTTTTAATTGTTCCTGCTGGAGCTCCTCCAACATTTGCTACTACTTGGACAGGTGATGTATCTACAGTCTCATATGATGAGAGCGGTGAAGATATCAGAATTACTACAGGCGAAAAGACTTTACGTTTTACATCTAGCAGTACTAATTCAGACAAGAACGCTGTAGAAACTTTTGCTGAGACTAAGTTCTATGCATCTGGTTTGCTTCCCGATAATCCTACATCTATTATTTCGACACAACCAGCATACTTCAAAGCAAATGAAGGTTTGCAGTTAGTTCAAAATAATACAGAGCAAGAACAGAAACCAAATCCTTTGGCACAAACTTTCAAGATTGAAGGTTTTGAAGGTGGTGTATTTACCACTGGTCTTGATCTATTCTTTGCTGAAAAGAGTGATACAGTTCCTTTGCGTGTTTACCTCACAGATGTTGAGTCAGAAAAACCAGGCAAGAACATTGTTCCAGGAACAGAAATTGTTATGGAACCCTATACTTATTTGAAAGTATACTTCTCTAATACTGTCACTGTTCTGAAAGGTGAAACTCTCACTGGCATCAATTCAAATGCTTCTGGTCCTATCCTTAAGATTTTTGATAAGAACGACAACGAAGTTACTATCTCCGAAGATAATGAGATTACATTAACAAACGAACAGGTCTATACTATTGTTCTTTCTAATCATAACGGTATCAACTTTACTCCAGATGAACGTTTAAGTATTGCTTCTATTATTACTTTCAATAATGCTAACAATACCGAAATTGTTTCAAGAATTGCAAAAGATTCTGGTGTTGTATCTGCTATCAATATCACCAACGTTGGTGATAACTATGACAGTGCTTCAGTAACTATTGAAAGTCCTAGTCTTCCAGGTGGAAACAATGCTACTGCAGCTGTATTTGTATCTGATAGCAAAATCTATGATTCTTTACTTACACTAGGAGGCAGAGGATATACCGAACCACCTTCTGTTGTTATTAGAGGTACAGGTACTGGTAATAGTGGTGCCGTAATCGAAACTGAAATTTCTATCACAGAACCAGCAGTTAGAATGGGTATTGCTGTTGACACAGTTGGTAATGTACCTTCTGTTGTTGCCACTAAGTTTGAGTTTAATTACCCTGTATATCTTCTCAATAATACTGAGTATGCTCTAACAATTGAAACAGATTCTCAGGACTATTTAATCTGGGCATCTAAACTAGGTGAAACTGAGGTTGCAACTAGTACTACTGTTACGACCAATCCATCTTTGGGTTCTGTATATAAATCACAAAATACTAATAACTGGGTAGAAGATTTGTTTGAGGATGTCAAGTTTACTCTGTATCGTGCAGAGTTTGATACGACTAAAGATGCACAAGTTGAGATTAAGAATACTCCTCTTGGATACAATACCATGCAGGTAGATCCTCTAGAGACATATGCATTCGCTAATGCCAATGCTACTTCATCTTTGTTTAAGAATAATAACAATATTATTAAGGTATCACATAAGAATCATGGGTTTGAAGAAGATCAATCTTATGTTTTCTTTAGAAATTTAGTCTCTACTGCTGGATTTACTCAAGGTACTCTTAATAGTTCTTTGTTTAAAGTATCCAATGTAGGTGTTGATACTTTCACGGTCAGTGGAATTGGTAGAGCAGCAGACAGTATTTTTGGTGGTGGTTCAACTGGTTTGATTGCTGCCAATAAAAAGTATGAAAGATTGCTTGCTCAGATTTCTTACATTCAGACACCAGGAACAAATATTGATACTGAAGTCAAGACTACTAATATTATTCCTATTGACTCTAATACTCTAAACTACAATTCATATTCTGTATCGAATTATGAGAAAACTTTCTTGAATGAAGAACAGTTCTTTATCAACCAGAAAGTAATTGCTTCTGGAGTAAACCAATTGATGAACAATTTAGATAATTCATTGGTATACAAACTGAGTCTTTCTACAACTAAGTCTTATCTCTCACCTGTTATTGATTTAAACAACTCAACCATTAAAATTTCTACTAATAGAATTGAAAATGCTGGTGGTAGCGAAGGTAGATATGGTAAGAGATATCAACTCATTGAGTTGTATCCTGTTTATAAGTTTAATATTTCTGGCAATGTAGATCCAGATTCAGGTTTAATTATTCCTATTACTGCTGGACAGACAGTCAATGGTATTGGAAACGATGCATTGAACATTGATCAGTCAGCAGCAAGCGGTGAAGTTGTACGATATGAATCTACTGGCAATACAGTATATGTTAAAGTTAAAAACAATAGTGTATATCGCGGTGACGAAAACCTATACTTCTCACAACAATCATCTGAAAATGGTTCTTTAGGTAGTTCTAGTGTTGACCAAGATGGTAATCCAGTGTGGACACCATATACAATTACAATTTCTTCCAGTGGTCCTTTGGTTGAAAAACCAAATTTCGATTATAGAGAACTGATTACTGCTACAAATCCATCTAATGTAACAGAAACATATGATAATTTAATTTCTGGTACGACTGAATTGTGGGATGCTCCTACACAAGTATTGAAGTTGGAAAATGATAGACAACCTATCAACAACAATTACACTGCTGACAATGGATCATCTGTATATGCGAGAGCACAGCAAATTGCTGATCAACCATCGGACATCTTTAGAGTAGGTGATCTAATTAATTCTCCATCTATTAGAGTTGGATTTGAAAACTTCTTTGAAATTAAGAAGATTAATTATACTGATGGTATTGACTATGTTTCTGAAGACAGCACTTTAGATAGTTCTGCTATTGCTAAGTATGTAACAAAAGAAATTATTCTGGACAAATCTGCTACAGCAATTGACGTTATTATTACCGCAAATCTTACTGACACTAAGAATGTTAAGATGCTATATAAAACCAAGACTACTTCGGTACAGTCTAAGTTTGATGACATTGAATGGATTCTATTCAATGAAACAGGATACCCAGATGAGATAAAAGTTGCTACTCCACAGAATGCAATTTCTGCACAAAAAGAAGAGCAATCTGCATATCAAGAATTCAGATATAGTATTAATACTTTAGATGAATTTACTTCATTCGGTATCAAAATTGCTATGCAAACAGATGATCCAGCATTTGTTCCTAAGATTCAAGATATTAGGGTGGTGTCGTCAAGATGATGAAAGTCCAGGGTCACGACCATCTTTATCGTGACCCCAATACTGGTGCGATAATTAACACACAAACTCCACCTTCTAAAGTATTATCTTCTGCCATAAATGACATAAATACTTTGAAGAAAGAACTATATGAAATTAAACAACTCTTAAAAGAGATAGTACGAAATGGGAATTCTTAGAAACGTAGCTAAATCTGACACCTTTGAACGTCAAAGGCAAACTATCAACCAGATTGCTCAAGATATTTACAATCTTGGTGGTGGTGGATCTGATTTGTCTACTGGTCTTCTAAGACTTGGAAATGGAAGTAGAACAGAACCTTCATTGTCATTTGCAAATGACACATCGGTTGGTATCTATAGACCAGACACAAAGAAACTGGCATTTGTAAATGATGGCAAAAAACTACAGCAGTTGCAGAACGAAGCATCGCTGTTTTATAGAAATTTAATTCTACAAAAAAATATTCTTCACAGTGAAGGTTTATCCATCACTGCTAAAGGTCAAGATTATGATGAGGGATCTTATCAAGATATTGCCGCTATTGGTGGTACTGGTCAGGCAGGAACATTAGACCTAACAGTATCTGGTTTTGATGGAACTACAACTCCTGGTTCTGGATATACTTACGTATCTGGTGGACTTGGTGGTGGTGGTACAGAATCATACCAAGGAGTTCAATTAGTTGGTGGTAACGGTTCTGGTATTGAAGTCGAAGTTGTTCATGAATCTGGTTCATTTACATCTACAGTAGTATCTGATTATGGATCTGGATATCAAATAAATGACGTTTTAACATTACCAGTACAAGTAACTGGTGCTACTGGTACTGCAGATTCAGGTGGTAGTACTATTGTGATGTCCAGTAATGCTGGAATGTTTACTGGATGGACTTGGACACAAACTGGAGGAACTGCTACATTTGATCCCCCAACAGACCTTGATGGTAACGCCGAACCAATTATCGTTCAAACTGTTGACGATTTAAGTGGAACTGATATTGATATCAACGGAACTTGTACCGCTACTGGTACGGTAACGTTTACTCTTACTCCACCGTGGGGTAATGGTGGTTCTGGATATGCATTTACAATTGATGTTCTTGGTATTATCACAGAAGCTACTGTAAATCAAGCAGGTGAAGGTTACTCTGTTGGAGATACTTTAAGTATCTTTAATTTAGATCTAACAGCAGCAATTCCTTATCTTGTAACAACAGTACAATACATTAAACCTGTTTTTGATGCAACTGTTCCATCAGGAACTTTTGTGGCAGGTCAAAATTATAATTTCTCACAGGAAGATGCATTAAATCCAGGAACATTTGCTAATGTTGCTGTAGTATGTGAAGAAGTATATGACAATGGATCTGAAATTGTCACAGTTACTTTTACTATGGTTGATACGAACGAATCTATCAACCAAGGAGATTTGTTTGGTTCTCTAGAAGTTACTGAGATTTCTAGTCCTAATAGATTCCTCATCGATCTGGATGAAGCAGATGCTGGCACTGATCCATTTCTATATCCAGACTTAACTCTATTTGTTAATAACAAATATGAATTTGATTGGTCTAATGCATCTAGTCACCCATTTAGATTCTCTATCCACCCTGATGGTATTCACAACAAATATGAAGAAAGTATAACTGTTGTTGAAGATTCGCTTACTATTACAGTATCGGATGCTTCTTCTATTTTAGTTGGAATGACTGTCGTTAAAGATACTGAAAATGCAGGTCTTAATGATAGCGGTGATGTGGATGGGGAGGCAGTTGTAGAAGCAGTTAATGGTAATGTAATTACTCTAAGTGCTCCAGTTACTAGTTCTGGTACTATGCCAGTTATTATTGCTGGTGTAAAGTATGAAGGTTCTGAAGTAGACTATGATGATAGTAATAGCAAGACTACTATTGCTGGAAATGATGCAACCCCAACAACGCTATATTACTACTGCGAAGTCCACCCAAACATGGCAGGTTTGACTGGTCAACGTGCTGAAGTAACCATTGATCCTAATAATACTAAAGTATTTGGTAGTGGTTTTCAACTTCTAGTAACGTCAATTGTTTCAACAGATAATGTTACTCTAGATGTAAGTAGTGGCGGTGTAACTGCTTTAGTGGTTACTGCAGATGATGTTCAATCCACAACTGCTACTATACCTACAATAGATGTAGAAGAACTGAACGTTGATACTGATGGTAAGGTTAATACAGAATATATTCTGTCTCCTACATCAATGAAGATTGAAACTACTGGTCTTTTGAGTCCATTCAATCTTAAAACTGCAAAAGTTAATTTCACAACTCCAGGTTCAACTGATCTAGTAAACATTGAAATTTTTACTGACACTGGAGATGTAGTTACATCGGGTCAATTCAAAACTACTGGAGTATTTAATTCCAGTGATCTACTAAAGATCGATGGTAATAAAATTGAAGCACAGGGTACTAGCGATCTTCTTTTAGATCCTGCACCAAATAGAGTTGCTATCATTGGTGGTACACAGGCATTACAAATTCCTGCAGGTAACACTGCTGCTCGTCCTGCACTTGGTCTGACTAATGATGGTGCTATTAGATATAACACCCAGACTACTCAGTATGAAGGTTATAGTTCAGCAACTACTTCTTGGTCTTCTCTTGGAGGAATTCGAGATCTAGACGGTAATACTTATATTACTGCAGAAGAATCGGTTGGTGCTAATGATGATACTTTCTACATCTATAACGGTAATAGTAATACCTTAAAAATTACTCCAACAAAATTTAAGTTTGAAGAATTAAAGCAGATTGCATCTCTCAATACATCTGCTCCAACATATACTGAATGGTTCTCTAACACACCTGTAACTCTAGGTCAATACCTCAAGCACAGAAATAACATTTATGAAGTAACTGTTGCTGGCATTACTGCTACTGATGGCAATGCTCCAACGCATACAACAGGTGCTCAACCAAACAATACTTCAGAACTGACATTTTACACTACGGCAGTAGGAAATCTTCTATTCCAAGAAATTGATGAAGTACAAATTGACCCATTTGGTGATACATATCTAACTGTATCTGGAGATCTGAGACTCAGAAATAATGTTGTTGCTACAGACATCAATGACTTGATTCTGAGACCTAATGCTGGTAAGAAAGTTGTTGTTGATGCAACTAGTACGCTAGTTTTACCTGTTGGTAATGAAAACGAAAGAGGTGCTGCCCAAACAGGTTCAGTAAGATTTAATACAACATCTCTACAGTATGAAGGTTATGACGGCAATAACTGGGGTTCTCTTGGTGGCGTCAAAGACGTTGATCAGAACACCTATATCATTCCTGAGACTGCACCTGGTGCCAACGAAAATATTCTTTACTTCTACAACAACGGTGTTAACACCGTCCAGTTAAGTACGTCTTCACTTGACCTGACAAATATTGATAGTATTACTTCAATCAATAATACATCTCTCGGATTTGAATTTAAGACACTTACTGCAGATAATGGTTCTACTGTTCTACAGAACACATCTGCTGATGAGACTTTCCTTTACAACACCAAACAATACTTTAAGTTTGGTATGTCAGCAGGTCTTACAGTTGACCCACTGGTTGTCCTAGAAGATAATGGAGATATTTTCTACAATACAGGATTTGGTACTGGTAACGAAACTCCACTCAAATTATTGAATTCTAGTCTCACTGACTTTGAACTAAAAGATTATAAGGTACAGACTAGTACACTTGAACTTGTAAAAGGTACACTTGATGTTGGTTCAGCACTTCTTTATAATACTACAACATCTAAAGGTTGTAAATTGATGGTAATTTTGGAGAATACTATTTCCAATAAATCATCGTTCATGGAATTCAATGTTATTGATGATGGTACTGAAGTATTCTATAACGAATACGCTGGTGTAAATACTAGTGAAGATGCTGCAACTGCAGTATTTGATATTGACGTTGATAACAACGCTAGAATTACATTTACATTGACTGAAGATCATACTCTTAATGATAATATTAAAATCACTGTTGTTGCTCAAATTCTAAAGTAAAATGCCAGTTATCCAAAAACTAGATAGCAACCAGGGTTTTTCTGTCGATCAAAAAGTGATCGTAGATGAACTCAGAAATGCTAAAGACTTAAACAGTTTAGAAATTAAAAATAGAAATTACGAAGAAAGTTATACATCATATAACATTCTCCGAGGTTCTAATACTGCTATTCTTTCTACAGATTTGGTAGGATCTCAAATCATTTTGCCAGATAATACAATATCTTTTATTACAGGAAAAATTGTAGCTGCTAATGAAATTGGAAATGCTTTTTATAATGCAAAAATTGAATCATGTGTAAACACTGATAATGTTGGCGCAAGTACTGTTCAAGGAAGCATGATTACTGTCATTAAAGATAGTATTCCTGGTGGACAAACTTGGGATATTGAACCTTTTGTAGGTGGTGGAAACAACAAGTTTAGTTACTCAACTACAAGAGCAGGAACAACTCTATCAATTAGATGGTTGGTTTATACAGAAGTAATCAATATCGAATGGCTCTAATGCTAAATAACAACAGGGAAATAGTAGGCGGAGCTCAGTAGAACATGAGTTTTAACATTAATTCTGATAAAGAATTTATCTCAGGGTCAAGACCTCAGTTTATTGGTACAACACAGTTTTCTATTCGCGCTGGTACAGGCGTTGATGAAAAAGAAGTAATCAGAACACTTCTGGATTCGGAAGAAAAACTTCCACGTGTTGGTATCAATAGAACTGGGCAGCGAGTCAACAATATTGCAATTTTGACTCAGGGTTCTGGATATACTGTAGAGCCTACTGTAACTGTCGGTCCTCCGCCTCAAGGCGAAAATGCCAAACAAGCATTAGCATCTGCCTTTATTTTTAACGGTCGTATTGTTAACATTGCTGTTAACGATCCTGGTAGCGGTTATAGTACTGCGCCAAGTGTTGTCATTACTGGTGGTAATGGTGCTGGTGCATCTGCTGAAGCATTCCTTGATACTGTTGATTTTGAACTTGATATCAACGGTGCAATCAGAACTTCTACGTCTATTATTTCCGACACGGCAAGAATTCTGAACCTGGATATCGATAACTTCGTTACTCCAGACCTTAATTTAAGGGGTCCTAACCTTAAAAATTATGTTAACAACACAGGTACAATCTGGGTTGCTAATACAATTGTCCAAAAAGATGTCTATAGGTACTTTGGTGCCAACGTATATCAATCACTAAATGCTGGACAGACTGGTCCTAATGCTCCTGAGCATTTGGATGGTATCGTTCTAAACAACGAAGTAAACTTCAAGCATATTGGTTTCCGTGTTGTAGACGAAAATGCATTTGGTTATAATGAAACTGGTGAAGCAGGTATATTCCCAAGGTCTATTACTCCATTGTTGGGTGATAGATCAGATAAGATTGCTACTACAGAATACGTACTAAACCTAGCAACCAATGACGTTGGTGGTCGTATCTATGTTTCTTCGCAGATTGGTAATGACCTTAACGATGGTCGATCTGCTGTAAACCCTGTACGTAGTATTAAGAAGGCAGCACAATTAGCATGGGAAACTCCTGGAGTTAAAGAAACAATTATCGTTTCTGGTGGAGATTATGTAGAAGATAACCCCATCTCCTTGCCGCCTGATGCATCAGTTGTTGGTGATAACTTACGTCTGGTAATTGTAAGACCTAACAATCCTGGCAAGCACATCTTCAAGTTTGGTGATAAGAACTATGTTATCGGTGTTACCTACCGAGATAAGATTGATGCTAACGGTGACGCGATCTCCACGTGGGACTTCGCGATGGTGTTTGATGACAAGCAAAGGATTAATGTCGATTCTGAAGTCAATGGAGACTTTGGCGTTAACTTCCCAATTGGTCATCAGGTATTTGGTCCCGATAAATTTAGAATTGATTTCCAAAATAACACTGGATTGTCGCAACTTGTTTCTGGTCTAGAAGCAGTTGGTGTTAACACTGGTGCTAGAGGCGACATCTCTAATGTTGTTTTCAGTACAATTATTGGTAATAATGCATACCAAAATGGTTCATTAGATGTTGAAATTACTAGTGGTTCCTTCCTAGAGGGTGAAGGATTTAGATATATTATTGGTGGCACCCAAGGTGCTTCTCTTACTTCATCTACAGGAACAGTAGGTGTTAATCAATTTGCAATTACTAGCAATCCTACGCCAGCTGGACTGATTGTTGGTGCATATATTTACTTAGATGGCACTGCTAACTCAGAAGTAGGACAAGGATTCTACGAAATTATTCAAATTGACGATGACAATGAACCCACTCAATGGGAAATAACTGTTGCTCCACTTCTTTCTTCCATTGGATGGAGAGACACTGCTGCAGGTAATATTAACATTTATGCAGCATCGATCACAGAAGGTTCCTTCGACTCTACCAAAATTAGATCGATCCGAGCAGAAGGTGAAGTTGTATTCCAGGATGATGATTACACTACACCACTTCCAATTGTCAGAATGGATTTCTCCCTACAGGGTGATCCAAGTATTGCAACTGGTGGTTTCCAAAATACACAATTTGGTGACGCAGAAGATCTAGGTGGTGTTGTATTCTATACAAGTGCTCTTTCTGGTAGACAAAATTTCCACGACTTTAAAGAAGGTCAAGAAATTTTAATCGAAGGTCTATCTACTTCAGCACCTGATTTATCATTCCTTAATGGTAGACAAAGAATTTATAAAGTTATTGAAGATGCTGATGGTCGAGCAAGACGTTTTGTTATTCCTAAAAAGGTTCCTGCAGGTCTAGGTCTTAACGCAAACAACAATTTTGATCCAGGTCAATTTGCAGTTGTCAAATCTGCATCCAGATCAGTAACACTATCTCTACTCAACTCACCAAACAAATTCCCACTAGCTCAACCTGTTGATAGAAGATTCCAGGATGCTGCTATTTTTATTAGAAATAATAGAGAATTTATTGCTGATGAAGTTGTAGGTAGAATCAATAGAGAATTTGCACAAGATTATCATTCTGTTTACAGCATTGGTGGTCAATCATTTGGATCATACACAGCATCGGATGCTACATATAATCCTGCAACTGGTGAATTTGTAATCACCATGGCAAGTCATGGGTTGTCTGTTGGAGAAGGAATTAGAATTGCAGACAATTCATTCGTATTCACATGTGCGATGGATGGCAATGCTACAGAGCATTCTTTGCCAGAATCTACACAATATGCTAGCGGTAAGTCTCTACCTATTCTAGAATCGACTACAAACACTGTTACGGTCAACGTAGGTGCATCTGGACCAAACCAATACTATACGCCTTCTAACGCCAGTTACGACCCAACCCTAGGTACTCTACAACTTATTATTGGAAGCCACTCATTAACACCAGGAGAAGGTGTTGTTATCGATAACAACTCCCTATCGTTTAAGTGTGCGATGGATGGATATGATTCTGTTAAGACATATCCGAGAGCAGGTATTGACCCTTATGCTAGCAGATCAATTCCTATTACATCTGTAACTGCAGATTCTATTACTTTACAGGTTGGTATTTCTAGAGAAAACTTCTCTATGACTCCGACTGCTGTAACTTATAATGCAGCAACAGGTGATATGACTGTTGATGTTGGTCAGCATGGTCTAGGTGTAGGACGTAGCGTTGTTCTTAATGACAACTCATTCACCTTCACATGCGATCTGGATGGAAATACGGTACAAAAGACATACCCACGTCCAGGTCAAGATCCTTATGCTGGTAAGTCTATTGCAATTACATCAGTTGGTACTACATCACATACCCCAACTGATGTAGATTACGATGCTTCTACTGGTGATATTGAAATGACTATTAATAGTCATGGATTCTCAACTGGAGATTATATTAAAGTTGATGATGGATCTTTGGTATTCACCTGTGCTCTTGATGGAAACGTAGCACAGAAAGCATACCCACGTGCTGGATTTGATCTTCCAAGTGGTCGTTGGTTAGAAATCACTGTAGTTGATAGTTCTAATATTCGTTTCAATGTTGGTCCTTCTAGTTACACAGGTTTACATACTTGGATCTCTGCAGCTGCTGATGCTGTCAAGCGTCAAGATGGCACATTCACTATCAATGTAGGAGATGCTGGTGCTGCTTCGGGTAGCAACCACGTATGGATTGCTGCTGCTTCAGGTGCTATTAAGCACGAACCAAGAGCAAATCATCTGTTCCAGGGATCAACAACTAATGCTATCAGACACCTTCCTCAGTCTGCTCATACGTTTGTAAGGTCAACATCTAATGGTATTACAACAGGTGGTTCATCATTCAAGATCTACCTTGGCAACACTGATCATATCCACACCTACGTAAGTGGTGGTACTGTAACATTTGGTGGTAATGACTACGCTATTACTAGTTTCGATTACGATTCTGTAGTTACTGGCGTAGCAGAAATCACAACTACATCCTCTATTCCAGGTTTGGCAGAAGATGATATTGTAAAACTTGCTGACCTCTTAATTTCGTGTGATGCAGGTACAAAAGTATATCCATCTTATAGTTCCCCAACATCAGGTAATAATGTTAACCTGAGTAATGGAGATGAGCAATGTAGGCAGGACTTGAATCACTTCATGAATGCAGTCATTCGTGACTTGGAATTTGGTACTAATCATAACGTTATTGATTCTGCTAAGAAGTTCATTGTTAATGACAAAATTACATACATTGAAGATGAAATTGTCCAGAACGTTCGTGCTATCGAATATGCTAGAGAACTGATTAGATATGCAGTCTGTAATTGGAGAACTGAGAATAGAACTCCTGCAGATCCTATCTACACTCCTGTGTATTCTGGTGTTACAAGATATTTTGATGACACTGTTATCACATCAACAGCAGGTACTCCTGCTTGTGCTAACGTCATTTCAGCAATTGATGTTCTATCTTATTTGTGGGTAGATGTTATCACCAACAATGCATCTGGTACACAACTAGATGCAGCATACCTGATTGCTCGCAATGCGGATCTAATTGCTGATCAAGCATTGTTGGATACCAAGTCAGCATATCCTACTCTTAATCTTTCCGATGTAATGGAAAGAAAGTGTAAGCGCGACATCAAGATTGTTCTTGAAGGTCTTGCTAAAGATTTGGTGCTAGGTGGCAACTCTGGTATCGTTGCTGTTGCCGAGTCTTACTTTGCTGGAGCTGCGCTAGTAGCAATCCCAGAAGCACAAAGAGAAGAAACTATCTACGCATACCAAAGAGTTCAATTGCATGCTATTGCTGCAATGAGAAATTGGACTGGTGGTAATGTAATTGATGTTACTCCTAATACTGCTCAGTACAATTCTTCGACTGGTCAACTAAGTCTGACGATTACTGATCCTGGACTTACTATCACTGCTAATGACAGAATTGCATTTAAAGAAGGAGCACTTACATTTAACTGTGCATATGGTGGCGGTGGAGATCATTCCAATCCAAGACCTGGCGATGCCAATTATGGTAAGTCTCAACCTATTATTAGTGCATCTTCTGCTGGTGGTGTGACAACTATTGTTTGTAATGTAGGTAATGCTGGATTGGCTGCTGGTCTAACTCACACTCTGACTTCTGCATTAACAGATGGTACGATTATCATCTATGACCCAATCGAAACTACTTCAGTAATCCCACAGTTTGAAGACTGGAATATCCTAATTGATATTAACGGAACTGCATCTTCTATCCAAATTACTCCTGAGAGTGCTACATATGACCCTGCAACAGGTTTGTTTGTAGTTACCTCTACTGGTCATAGTGTTGCACAGGGAGACCAAGTTCAGATTGCCCCTGAGTCTGTTGTGTTTACATGTGCCATGGATGGCAACCAGACTGAACATGCACTACCATCTTCTGGTCAAGATGCATATAACAATATTCTAACAGTTGATTCTGTAACCGCAAATACATTCACAATTGATGTTGGTGAATCTGGTTCCGACATTCAGTTTACTCCATCTGATGTTTCTTATGATCCTGCAACAGGTGATTTAGAAATTAATGTAGGACCCCACACATTGTCTGTAGGAGAAGGTATTGTCATTGCTGATAATGCATTCACCTTTACCTGTGATATGGATGACAATCAGTCACAGAAAACATACCCACGTCTCGGCATTGATCCTTATGCTGGTAGGTCTATGCCTATCACATCTACATCAGCAACTACAATTACTGTAAACGCAGGCGCTTCTGGTCCTAATAAGTTCTTTACACCTTCTGCTGCTGTCTATGATCCAGCAACAGGTGCCATGACTCTCACGGTTGGACAGCATGGTTTGGGGCAGTGGCGCAATGTAACAATTGCTAATAACTCATTCACCTTCACATGTGCTGCTGACGGAAACGCAACACAGCATACATATCCACGTTCTGGTCAGGATCCATTTGCAGATAACAAGTCTATCGCGATCACTGATGTTGGTTTTACAGCACATACAGTTACCGATGCTGACTACAACGCATCAACTGGTAATGTCGAACTAACCATCAGCAATCATGGTTTTGCTAATGGTGATTATATCATGGTTCTTGACGGAACCTTGCAGTTCACTTGTGATCTAGATGGTAATACAGTACAGAAAGCATACCCACGTGCTGAATATGATTATCCATCTGGGCGCTGGTTACCGATTAGTAATGTAACTACAAATACATTTGATATCAACGTTGGTCCTTCTTCCTATAAAGGTGCTCACACATTTACTGGAGCTACCTCTAGTGGTGTTCGCAGACAAGACGGAACGTTCACTATCAACGTTGGTACATCATCCGACACAAGCGTACATACCTTTGTGGGAGCAACTACTGATGCAGTAAGACATCTTCCACAATCTACACATACGTTTATTACTGCTGCTGCAGATTCAGTTAAGCACTTACCACAATCTGCTCACACCTTTGTGAGAGCAAATCAAAATGCACTGGAAGTTTATCCTCCAGGTTCTGCACCTCTATGTGCAAGCATTGCATCAAACATTGCCACTTCAATGAATCTGTTTGAGTCTATTCTTGATGGAACGATTCAAGCAGGAGCAACAACACCAACATATGGTACGTTGTATGTTACAGACAATGTAATCACATATCCAGATTCTTTCATCTATGATCTAGATGATGTCAGAATGGCTGTTCGTGGTACATATAACGATAACCCGATTATTGAGGCATCTCCATACACCCAAAACGCATCTGTTATCTCCTTCCTAGGTGGTGGCGGTGCTGAGATTGATGGTGACAAGGTTAAGCAACCTAACTGCCCCTTCCCTGGTCTTGAGATCGACGGAACAGCATCTTTCCCCAATCAGGGTAAGTCGATGGTTGCATCGGCGTTCACGATCGTTTCTTTCGGTGGTACAGGTTATAAGATTATTAATGATGGTTACACCCAGTTAGTTTCTGTATTCTGTATTTTCTGTGCTGATGGTGTTCTTTCTGAGTCTGGTGGTTATTGTTCCATCACGAACTCTGCTACAAACTTTGGTATCTATGCTCTGAGAGCAACTGGTTTCCGTAGAGATCCATACGTCTTTGACGCTGGTTACTTTGCTAGTGGAACTTATATCCGTGCAACTATCACTAATGTCTCGCAGACACCTACAGGAAGAACAATCTTTACGATTGAAAACCTAGGTCGCGAACCTCTGGAGCACTATATCCTCAAGGTTGATGGTTACACTAACTCCGATGAAGATACCGAATACTTTATCGACGAAATTACTCAAGTTGGTGCAGGTCCACCGTTCACATCTACATGTATCTTTGATGACGGTTCTGGTGGTGCAGTAAGTCTTATCGATAACGCCACTGGTCAAGCCGTTACGCCTGCTGCTCTTGATGGTGCCACAGTTAATCTTCATAGACCATCTATTGTTAACTCCTCGGCACATACCTGGGAATTTGCTGGTTCGGGAACGAACTACTTGGCACTACCAGAAAATGGTGGTGTTAAAGTTGAAGCAAATGAGCAATTCAACGAAAATTATGGTCGTGTTTATTGCTCTGGTACTGATGAACTTGGTGACTTCAAGGTTGGTACATTTGCTAAGATCGAGAACAGAACTGGTAACATTACCTTCACGGGTACAGTTACAATTTCGGAAGTTGAATTCTTGAAACTGAAAGGTGGCGACGTTGTTGTCACAGGTTTCGATGATGCTAATACACTTGGTGGTGCTAATTCTTCTAACAGTAAGATCCCAACACAGAAGGCAGTTAGAGACTTCATCACTAATAACCTTGGTGCATACATCCAGAAAGAATATTCAACCAACTCTGTTCCTAGAGCACTGGTCGAACTAACTGATTCTGGTAAGATTTCACTTGATCAGATTCCTGCACTACGTCCTTTCCAAGTCTTCACGATTGCTGATCAAGCAGAAAGACTTGCAATTGAAGGAGCTCTTGCTGGTGATATTGCAATTGAACAAGATACATCTACATCGTTCATTCTAAACAATGATAACGGTAGTCAGTTCTTGTCATTCCAAGTTGACCCAAGTCTAACATTTACTCTCAATGATATTTTTGAGGGTAGCGTTTCTGGTGGTCAGATTCAAGCAACGGAATACAGACAGGGTGTTCTTTACCAAATCAATATCACTGATCCTGGTAGTGGATACACACAACCTCCAGTTATTACAATCTCTGGTGGATCTCCACAAGCAGGTTCAGTTTCTGCTATTGCTGGTTGTACTATTGCTAATGGTCAACTTGTCACCATTACTATCCTAGAGCAAAACAGTTACGTTGGTGGTAAAGGATACAGTGTTGCTCCCGTTATTAACATTGCTGCTCCTCCAGGAGGAGGTACACAAGCAACAGCACTTGGTCTAATTGAAAGTAGACTTTACGGTAATATTGTCAACAACGTCAAAATTACTGATACAGATACATTTGATTCTAGCGATATTCCTAATGTTAGTGTTAACATTAATAGAGCAATCAACACATCTTCCAGTAATATTAACAACTGGGTGAGTCTATCAACCACTACTGTTGATGCTAGAGATATTACAGGTGGTCCTATTGCAACTGACTTGCTGTCAACCAATTCAACTTCTGCAAACTCAAACACCTTCTTGAGAGGAGACCAATCTTATGCATTGGTAGTACAATCAATTAAAGGTCCAGAAGAAAGATACTTCGCGAAACTAGCTGTTCCAGCACAAAGTGGTGGAGTCAGTATGATCTTCTCTACCAACCAGAATGCACTGAAAGGTCATATTGTTAAGAACAGTGTTACTGGTATTCAAGAAGATACGATTATCAATTCTGTTATTACAGAAAATAGTCTCACCACACTCACTTTTGATCAATCAAAAGCACTGACATCTACAATTCCAGCTGGAACAATTATTGAGTTTACTAGAGCTGCTTCTCCAATCAGATTTGACTCTACGTTTACTCAAGGTAACTTTGTTGAAGAAGTTATCATTGCTAACGGTGGTAGTGGATTTACTAACGGTACATATTACAACCAATTGATTACTGGTGGTACTGGTACTGGATTTAAACTAACACTTATTGTTGCTAATAATGCAGTTGATGAAGTCATCATCACTACAGGTGGTACTGGTTATACAACCGACTTCCAAGTTAATACTGCTCCAACTGATCTTGGTAGTGGTACAGGATTAGATCTCAGATGTAAGATTTCTACAATCAATAGACAGTATGCAAACGTTACTGTTGATATTGATAGAGTAGTTCAAGCATCACTTGACCCAGAATATGGTACAACAGGTGTTGCTAGATTTGATAAGGCACAGTTCTTTATCGGTGATGCAGGTGATGGTTCTATCAGACTGAAGACTGCTTCTAACAGTATTGACTCTGGTCTAGACGCTGACCTTCTGGATGGCAAGCAAGGTTCGTTCTATCAGAATGCTGGTAGTTTGACTGCTGGTACAATTGATTCTGATAGATTAGCAGGAACCTATAATATTAATATTTCTGGTCAGTCCCAGAAATGTATCAGACTACTAACTGCTACTTCTCAACCATCTTCCAACCCATCTCCTAATACTTTCGCTGAAGGTATTATTGTTAACACCAAGAACAACAACAGTAACCAGCTTCTAGACGGTGGCACCAAGCATATGGTGCTGACGCTAAGACCTGGACCTGACGCTACTTTTGGTGGTATCAGACAGTTGGCATTTACTGATAATGACAACATGTGGTTGCGTGGTTCAGGAACGGGTGTTACCACATTCGGTACATGGGCACAAATTTGGACATCTGAAAACGACGGTATTGACACTGGTCTAGATGCTGACAAACTAGACAACCGTGAAGGTACTTGGTATCAGAATGCACTAAACATTAACTTCGGAGAAATTTCTGCTAATAGAGTTCCTACTTTCTTGAAGGCAACTGGATTCAGAAATGAAATCAAAGTTAAATCTTTTAATGGAGATCCTAAGTATCAGATTTACGTCTCTGGTAAAGTTCTAACTTCTCTGCCTGCTCCTAACCCATTCACTCCTGGTAGCACGGTCAATATCTACAACGCACAATCTCAAGCAGTTGGTCTAATTGAGATTGATAACGTTATTGTTAATGATGACCTTAATGATAACAGAAATGATTACACTATCCTAATTGGTAGACTAACTAACGGCAACTTCACTGGAGCGGTCACAATTGGTACTGCTGCCGTACCTGTTGTATTCCATGACTTCAGTATCTACGATGGCAATACTATTGACGTTGTAACTATCGAAAGTGATGGTGGAACAGGTAATCTTCGCTTAGGTAGAAAAGATAACGTTGCTTCAAACCCTGGAATCTATTTCAGTTCTTCATCTCTTGCTGCTAACTACAATGCATCTATCGTTGCAACTGGTGGTACTGCAACTGATGGTTCTGGTACACTGAATGTTCAGGTTGCATCTGCGGATGGTTTTGGTGTTAACGGTAACGTTGTTTGGAACGAAGGTAACGTCCAATTCAATTCAACCAATGTTCTAGGAACTGCGGTTATTCGTGACAATACTGGATCATTTGAAGCACACAAAATTACTTTGGTTGCTGATGCAAATGGCATTGAAGGAGAAGTAGTTGGTAAAGCAACTGCTAACGTCCTCAAAGAAGGTGATACGATGTCTGGCACACTGAACATCAGTGGTGCTGCATCCAATCTTTCGGTTCAAGGAACTACAGGTCTAACAGGTAATGTCACACTAACAAGTGATCTTACAGTTGCAAGCGACGTTCTCTATGTTGATTCTGCTAATGAAGAAGTTGGTGTTGGTACAAACAATCCATCAGATAAGTTAAGTCTAGTTGGTGGTTCTTTCTCAGTCAATTCTGGATCGGGTGGTAACTCACTTACAACAGCACAGGGTCTTGGACTTACATATGACTCTGCCACAAGTCGTGGTTATATTATTGCTAAGTCCACCACAACTTCCACAGACATCACTTTCGCTACTTCTAATAGCGGAACACTACTTGATAAGATCAGATTAGATGCGACAGGTGATTTCTTCCCATTGACTGCTACGCAAGATCTGGGTCTAAATTCTACTAACAACATCTATCGTAATGCATATATCAGAAATGTATACGCTAAAGATAAGGTAACCATTCAAGATGCTGGTGGTAACGATGGAGCTCCTGCATACTTCCTTGGTGCATCTGGTTTCCGTAACTTCCGT